GCTGCTTCTACTTGTGGCATCACAACTGGTACTATCATATTCTGGTACTTAGAGGTATCACCCGCTCTGTTATAAGCTTGTGCTCGGGTCTGCTCCTCTGAGGTATCTACTTCTCTTTGGTAAGCTTTATCCATCCGCTGTAGGTTATATCTAGTTTTCGGTCTAGATACATTCTGTGACATTTGTACACTTTCGTAGAAAGCTATGAAAGCATCTTGAGACTTTTTAGATAGATTTACTGGTTGTGAGGCTGCCATGAGAAGTTGTTCTCTTTTAAATTATAAGGGCGCTGTTGGAGTTAGAATGCGGAATTAAATTCTGGTACTTCTATTGCATCAAACTCTTGTGTTTCGATAATATTAGTAGATATTACATACTCTCCGAACTCTTGTACTACTCTAGGAGCATATGTAAGAAGATCTAAGATACCGTCAGTGTTATCTCTCTTAAGTGGATTGAACTGAGTAATCTGAAGGTGTGCATCTAACTTAGCGTCAGCATGTATAAATAACTCTCCTGAAGCATAAGCCTTAAACATTTCTAGGATTCTAGCATTCTTAGATCGGAGTCCAGAGTATATAGGTACAGCTTCTACACCTTCTATACCTAACTGTTGCTTCATGAAGTCGAACCAGTAGAGGAGAGAGTACTGGTAAGCATTAGATTCTACAGCTATAAGACCGCATCTTTTAGTGAGTGCGTAGTGTAACGCTTTTCGTATAGTCTCACCTGGAGAGAACCTACCTTCTTCTAGAGACATTAACATAGGTACAGCGTTATGGATTTCAAAGTATCCTATAGAGACTGCATCAGAGTTAATCTTATCTGTTGCTGGATCTATTACTATAAAACTCCCAGCTGCTATATCTCCTTCCTGGTAGGTAGAGATAGGTAGTCTGGATAGATCTATTAAGTTATTTGCTGAGGTGTTCTCATCATTTAGAACTTCACTGTAGAATATCTCTGGCTTTCCCATTGCCAGGTCATTCTCGAACTCAGCTGTAAGCTGCTTAATTGGTTGTAGATCTTCCCATAAAGAAGTTCCATCTGCCAGTATTCCGCCCGCTATGAACTTAACCCATGTAGGGTTGCTCTTTAACTTACGGAGAATAGAATGCTTAGTAGGGTACATATTAGCTACAAATAAGAACATACAACCAGTGGGTGATTTAGCTTTCATAGCTGTACCAACCATCCAGTTCTCTAAAGAGTTAGATTGCACTTCTGAATCTGCGCATTCTCTAGATTGTATATCCTCAAAAATCATTACATCCGGGCGAGTGTTTTTAATATTAAGACCTCGAAGACTAGTCTCAGCACCGATTGCAGCTATTGTTATGTTTCTTCCTCTGAAACCAAACTTCTTAAGTGATTGTGTATCTTTCTCTATACCAAGTTTCCAGTCACCAAATACACCTTTTATATTAGGTTCTTCTAACATATCTATCACATCAGATAGAATATTCTCTGCTAGCTTACTGGTGGCGGAGATTATAAGTATGAACCGCTTACGAGTGAAAAGTATACAGAAGATGATGAATATCTTTACTAGAGTAGTCTTACCGAAGCCTCGTGGAAGACCTAATGCTAACTGTGGGAAAATCCGCTCTTGGTTTACATACCCTAGTAACCACCTCCATACTGACTTAAATACAGGAGGAAATGGAAAGGTAAAGATCAGTGGCATTATAAGTGCAGCTAAGAAATCTAATTCAGTTCTAGCTAGCTTCTGTATCTCCTCTGTAGAAGCTCCTACCTGAGTTATATCATCTGCTTTTAGTACAAACTCAGTTGTAGGATTTACAGAACTTCTGTCTGGTAATATGGTTTCGGGAGGTGAAGCCTTACCTGGCTGTGGGTAAGAAAGTGCACCACCTCCAAGATCTTCTATATTAATAGGCATAAGATTAGTGTTATAGCTCCTCTACTTCTTTCGGTATCTCTGTTATCGAGCTTATCTCATTACAGATAGGTATAGAAGAGAGAAGGTTATCTAAGATACTTCTTGCAGCTTTAATATCAGACTTAGCATAAGAACATGAGTACAGTGTAGATACTGTCTCCTCTTGCTCTTTATGTGTTAATTCTAGCTTAGCTAATACTGACTGTAATTTTAAGGAGTACCCTCTTGTTCCGTGCATGATATCTGTGCCTGCTCTTGCTCTATAAGAAGCGCATCCGCTGCATCACGGTTATCTTCTACTTTTTTAAGTAAGTTACTAGAAGGCATGGTATGAAGTTCTTGATCGCCCGCTCTTGTAACTTGGTTATTTATATTAACAGAGAACTTCTCTGCAATAACGGTGGGGAGTACTAGGTTTACTATATTGTGTTGGTTTGTTACTTGATCTGGTGCTGACTGACCTCTCCTTTTCGCACCGTTTACTACTGATACAGCTTTAAGAATATCAGAAGGTTTGTGCATGAAAGGTAAGGAAGAGTTTAGTTTTACTAATAGCTTATCTTCTAAGGTGTCGTATGCTGAGTCTCTCTTATTATGCTCCTGAAGGTTTTCGTATCTTAATGCTGCTACTTGGTTTGCGAACTTCTCATTAGAGAGAAGCTGTGCAATCCTTGCAGGTGTGACTCCTAATGCAGAAGCTACTGATTCCGCTGGTATACCAGAGCCTAGTAAGGATAATGCTTTCTCTTCGGTTCCTGATGTTACTCCCGGAGAGTAGTGGTTACTTTTCGCAGGCAGCTCTACCTCTGCTACTACCTCTAAACCTAAAGAAGCTGCTAGATCCATATCTGTAGTATGCTTTGTAGGTAGAGGTAATTGTGAGTTCATAGGTAGAAGTATACGGTGGCGGTGCTTAAAATTAAAGCGGGGGTAGGTGGGATTATTCCTAGATTTCGGGTATTCACCCTCTTTCTGAGTGAAATATATTACAATATAAATGTGATAGAAATATATACCACTTCTTGGTAGAGGTTCTTAAAAAGTTTAGAAATATGTTTAGGGTTCCTTAGGATATACTACGATCTAAAACTTAAAAAGGCTTCATACCCCTACCAGAATAATAATGATTCGCATTAGCATTAGCGTTATCATTTACGCTGGACGGCGGGTGGCAGTGTTACCGTTACTGTTACCGGTAACAAAGGTTACAGTAAAGTAACACCATACTTTTTGTGGGGATATGTAAGCGATTGATATAGCTAGGGTTAATAGTTATGCTAGTTGGTATGGTACTTGCATATATAGAGATAGGGAATGCTCCCTTTTGAATGTACTGTTACTGGAGTAGATAAGCATGAGTATAAACACCGATCAGATTGAGATACATATAACAGATAATGAATGGTTAGAATTAGAACAAGCTAGTTATGATGAACTACTAGTAGACTTTAATAGTTATAACGATAATGCTGATTATAAGATTAAACTTGAGGAGGATAAAAGACTAGCCTTAATTAATAAAGATACGGTTTGGCTAGGTGAAATACAGTTTAAGATAGAAAACTTACATTAGACTACTGGATATACCTTTACTTAGAATTCTAAGTGAGGGTATGTACGGGAAACCTAACGTTTCCTATTCTGGTACAAATTCGTACCGCCTGAGAGAGTAGAATATTATGACTAATACAATTGGATTAGATAACAGAATGGAACTTGATAAGCTGGGAGAGGAACTGGGAGAATGGAAAGCATACGATGCACAGCTACCAGTAGCAGAGATTGCAGGAACGCGGATTGTGAAATGTCTGTATAAGACTGCACAAGATGGCACGAAAACACACGATAATGTATATGTGAGAATTCCCGCTACTCATATTACAGAGGAGATAGTGGCAGAACAAATAGCAGAGCTTGCGCCATATCTGGTAGGTTATTTACAGGAATGGGAGGATAAGGGAATCAAGTCTGCGCATCGGAATAATGAGAGCAGAATATATACTGAATACCTGAGTTTAAGTAAGATTGTAGATATGCTGGAAGAGAGCGAAGCTGGCGCACGATTGAATAAGGATAAAATCACTGCATGGTTCTCTGAGTATATAACGGATTCACTTACTGCACTATTCGCTAATAAGATGGGCATATATACAGATGAAGTAGGAATCAGTGGATCGCTTGAACAAATAGCTAAACTCGAATTAGTTGTTAATGCTTACTGCACTAAGTTTTGTTCACTCGCATCCGGTAAAACATTCCTAAAATCTGCTGATAGAGAGGCCATGATCGGAGTAATAGAAAAGTGTTCTGGTGCTGGTGATACACTGATAGGAAAACGATTTATTACCAGATTACAGAACATGACAGAAAAACAGGTAGATATGCTCGAAGCACTGTAGATTCTGATCTGATCTGATCTAATTTACTTCATTCTCCCGGATAACCCCTTAATTGGGGTTTTCTGGTATCTAGGGTTTTATGTTATATATTTATGTATATGTATTTCGTAGGCGCAGGAGTGTTATATGGTATTAAGTAGAACTAAAATGGGAATTCGGCATACTATGACAAATTGTGCCAAACGACGACAAACAACCAAACTACCAAAACGATTTCGGGTGGCTATGTGCGTGTCCATATATTCCACACTCGCCTTATAACTATAACTATATATCACTCTCTATGTGTAGGAATATGTATC